TTAAAAGTAACCCCTACTGATTCATTTCCGGTACAAGTAGTACCACCAACAACCGAAGTCTCTGTATGAATACAGGCTATCCCTACTGGAGCAGAACCAGTGTTCGGGGTAAGTGTCAGCCCTGCATCTGTTATCTCAGTATATGTAGAAACGTCTCCAACACCAAGAGAAGGATTCGCACCACTTATATATCCAGCTACAAACCAATCTGTTTTATCTTTGTAGATTTTGGATTTGGGAGGGTAATATTTAATATAAATTTCAAACTCTGCTGCACTGGTTGTTATCCGTGAATTATCACCACTTACTACATCTTGCTGCACTTGCCATGTTACATTTGTTTGAGCTGTTGAATAAGAAAATCTACCCGTGATTGTGCCTTGATATGGCACAGGATCAAGTGTAGCAAGCTGGCTAAAAAGACCGGCATATTGCAATGAAGTATGTGTTGTCCCATCACTGAAACGCCACAAACTTCTTGCGGCAGCACCATTATCCTCGTATGTATTAAAACCACCTATTGCTATAATTTCATAATCACCTGCTGGCATAGAAGCAAACTCAATTTTTGGAACTTGTCCATCAGCATCAGCAGCAGCAGTTCCCGAGGTTACATGACCCAACCCATCCGTAGCAGTTCTGGCATTATCATCACATTCCGCATCAGCACTGAAATTAGTTGGAGATGTTGCCGTACCACTCCATTCACAACTAGCAGTTGCATCCCACTTTAGACTCCCAAATAATCCAGCTTGAGCAATCTCAGGTGTCATTGTTGCTGGCATTGCACCGATGAAAACATTTTTTACATCAAAGGCATCATCTTCCAAGGGAAAATCTGCAAACCATCCATTACTTGTAGTATCTGCTACAAAAGGTATTACGTATTCGTGCCATCCATCTTCTATTATATCTTTACAGGCACCAGCTAATTCACTTCCATTTGCATAGACGCAAAACTCTCCGCCTGGATCTGTAGTCTTAATCCATGCAGTAAGAACCATTTGAACACCAGTAAATTGTACTCCAGTGGTTATTACTTCATCCCCACACCCACCAGTATCAGTACTAAGAGTGCAAGTTAAAACATTAGTACCACCATTAAAAACATTTGCTGTTCTTGAGGCTACAGCATCAGTGGTATCAATCATCGTAAGATCTGAAGATTCAAAATCTGCATTGTTCATTAAGTTTGAATTGTTTAATGTACCCGAAGCACTTTGCATTGATTGTGCTATCACGTTCCCCATAGAATCTATTGAAGCGACTTCAGCCGAACTATTGTTCTGGACCGAGAACTTATTAACCCCTACGTCATCACCTAGATCTATTTCAAAGTCTCCGGAGTTATCCTTTAAGGTTATATTCTGCGATTGAAATTGAAATTCATCTTTAAATACCTTTACACCATTTCCAGAAAAAGTTCCGAACCCGGCAATCGCAACCGCCGTATAAAGGAGAATAAGAAACGCAAATAGTTTTTTCATAAAATTATCCTATAAAGTTTGCAGTTAAATCACCCAGTACAATATCCGTATCTTCCATATTTCTTAAACCTATAACTGTGGTAGCAGCTAGAGAACAAGGCGTTGTCTCGTTACTACCCGCACCTATAATACATTCAAGTAAAGGAGTTCCTGCAGGATCAGAGTAGATCCCTATCTTTGCTCCGGTAGTATCGAAGAATTGAATCTTCTTAACCACTGCAGCTAGTGAAGCTACTACTGTCACAGGAGTTCCGTTAGATGACTTAGGAATTGTTGTGGTCCCACAAACATGTAAAGGAACATCGAAGAAATCTACAGTGTCTTCTACCGCTTCTTGAGCATTCTTTATTGCTGTTAGCGCTGTATTAGCGTCGTCATCTCTAACCTGAAGTTCGTTTGATGCGTTGACGTTTGCTGTCTCAACACCATCAGATATTTTTACATTACCAATCAGTTGAGTTCCTGCAGGGATTTCACTTGCAAGATCTACGTCACCTATGTTTTGAGTTCCAGCGGGTAGTTCCGCTACAATGTCACACTGGTATTGTCCACCTGTTACAGCAGCGGATAAAATAGAAGTGTCGGCATCAATCAATGCTAGAGTTGTTTGGGTAGCAATGCCACCAATATCGACTAGATCTACCTGATATTGACCGCCTGTTACAGCAGCGGATAAAATAGAAGTGTCGGCATCAATGGTTCCGAGAAGTGTATTTCCATCATCATCCCTAACCTGAAGTTCATTACTAGCATTGATGTTTGCAGTCTCAACACCATCGGATAATTTTACATTACCAATTAGCTGAGTACCCGCAGGAATTTCTGCAACAATGTCACACTGGTATTGTCCACCCGTTACAGCAGCAGAAAGAATAGAAGTGTCGGCATCAATGGTTCCTAGAAGTGTATTAGCGTCGTCATCTCTGACTTGCATTTCACCTGATGCGTTAACTAGTACTACTTCCGTACCATCTCCAATTTGCATTGAATCTGGGTTTGCTCCAGTGTGGGTACACTGAACATTGATGTCTTCAGCAGTTATATTAATATAAGCAGATGTCCCCATTATTTTAACAGGAACAGCTATGTTGTTACTTGGAGTGTCTTGGTCATCTAGTATAGTCGTTGCTACAGTTGATCCCCCAGACAAAACATTAATCTGTATAGGAGGAGTAGTCACTGACGAAAGTGTCGCTCCGGATTCATCTAGTCTTTGAGAGATAGGACGAAGTAAATCTACAGTGTCTCCCGCAGAAAAATCAACGGAAGCAAGCCCATTGAGTTCTAACTCATTTGCATTTGTGATTGATTTAACTGAAATCTCTACTTCATCAAATGTATTAGAAGTAGTCTTCGGTCTAATAATGTCACCAACTTTTGCGGTGTGTGCAGTAATCTTAACTGTATGGTTATCTGATCCAGCTAGGATTACAGCGTTTTCTGTAACGCGATAGTTTCCTACAGGCATAACATCTAGTGCTACACGCTGTGAACCTCTACTCGAAACTGTTACAAAATCTTTGTGTTTTAGATCAACGCTATCCGTAGCGTCTGACATTTTCCCTGAAAAGGGCATTCCCCATAAGTTTGACATATTAGACCTCCAATTCCATTTAGGATCTTCTTAGTATCTACTAGATAATTCTACTGTCCTTCAGTTAATTTATCTATAAAAGATTTCTTTTTTGCGTTAATAAAGTCTCTAATATCAGGATTCTCCATCTCTAATTGTTGCTTTGCCATCCTTCTATATAGAGATACCCACTTCTTTATTGCCATGCGTCTACCTTGATCGCTAGATCCGCTTCGACCCATGAACTGTCTGAATCCGTTTTCCATGTCTTTAGCTATAGCATCCTTTAAAGTAACCCCGTTAGTTCCTCTAAGCTCATGTCCTGAAGCAAGCTGAATGTATCTATCGTACTGCTTAGGAGTTAAGTTTCTCGATACTTGCTGTCCAGCTATACTAGATGCCATCGTCTTCTTAGGCATGGTTATTTTAAGGAATGACTCCCCTTCAGCAGGTTGGTCTATGTCTAAAGCACTGACCATTCCAAGACGGAGTATTTCTTGATCAACTTTATCAGGTCTCTTTATTGTATGAATTGGAGATTCAAATTCAGTACCTAGAGGATATAGGATTTCTTCTCCCCATAAATTTCTTCTAGGAGGAAGTCCCTTAGACGCCCAAGGAATACCATTTAAGAATTTGTCTTTAAGATCATCCCAGTAACAATCATCTGGGAATTTAGTATCACGTTGAACAGGATCCACTTGTTTTCTAGCTGCTCTAAGAAGGGCACTAAGTGGAACCGCTGTACTTGTTAGCAGTCCTTGAGACATGCTACGTATTGATTTCTCGTCACCATTTAAAACGGATAGAAGATCTGATGTTGTATCAACTAAAAATTCAGGGGTAACGAAGTTTGTAATAGCGTTAGTTAAAGAAAGTGCGTAGGCTTCATAGTCTGTTTCTCTTCCTTCATGATATGCATCCCTACTTACTTCTACTGCATCGGCATAAAGACCCATGATCTTCCCATAAATATCATCTTGTTTGTAGTTGATTCGAGCAAAGCCTAGATCCATTGTGTAGGGTTCTTTACCTAGTGACTTCCATAGTTTCTGAGTAGTAGGATCTTTAGGACCACTTCCAGTAATCATTCCGGAGTATGCCATAATTCCTGAGACTGTTCCTACCATAGAACCCATTGTTAATTTTGCTAGGGCCATATCCGCGTCTCTACCGCCTGTCTTTAATGCCTTATATAATGAAGTATTAAATGGAGTTCTTTGAGCAGCATACCCGACTAGGTTCACGGGAGTTCTATAGAAAGGATAGAGCATCTTAAGACCCCAACTACTTTCAATAGTAGCACCTGCTTTTCTAAAGAATTCTCCTCGTTTGCCTTGCTGTTTAAGATTACCACTTTCTGATAGAGCGGATTTTGTAGCAGTCTTCCCTAGTGGATTAGTGAAGGTTTGAACTTCACCATATTCGATTGCTTGCTTAATCATTCTAGAACTTGGGTTTTGTGTCTTTTGTTTGAATAGCGCCTGAACTTCATCTTTAGTTAATTCTTTTTCAATCCCTTCTGAATATGCTTCTCTCCAAGCCGATGCATTTATTTCTGCATTTACATTTATGATCTTAGAGAATTGGTCAGCTTGAGTTAGAGCTTTTCCTGGTAGACCATATCCACCAAGTATTTTCCCGAAGGTTGATTGTGCCCACTCAGGATCATTCATTGTTCCCATTTTAGTATTTTCTGAAAGCGCATTACCAAACATCTTTCCTTCAGCTTCTACAATACCTTCAGATATCTCATTAACACTTTGTTTTATATTTTTACCAAACCTAGTCTTCTTGATGGCTTGTTTTGCTTTAAGCTGCATTGCTTTAAGTCCTGAAGAGTATCCTTCAAGTGTTCCCTGAAACATTGCTCCTACTTCGCCTTTAACAACGCCGTCTAAGCTATTGCCTCTAAGTTTAGTGATGCCTCTTCCAATAGCTCTTTCCCCAAATGATGTCCATGTTACTAGCTGGTTAGTTACAAAGTTCTTCATGTGAGTTGTGGGTGAGGATAGAAGTCCGTTAGCTCTCATCCAAAGAGAATAGTCTTTGAAGTTTGATAGGTGTCTTCCAGCTCTCATAGCTTTAGGATCAACTTTAGTGACAGCTTCTAGAACTTCTTTGATAGTATCACTTCCACCATAGGATTCTTCAACGCCTTTATAGTATCGTGCTAATTCTGTTTCACTTAGCTTTCCAGGATTCTCTTGAGTCATCCTAAGAAGTCTAGCACTTTCACTTACCGATCCAGATGCCTGAGCATGTAGTTCTCTGTATCTGTTTAAAGCATTTAATGCTCTAGCTTGATCTTGAATGTTGCCTGTCTTGACGGCTACCTTACGCTTAATCTCATAGTCTAATCTTCCGTACTCAACGATCTTGGCTGATTTCCATTGCTGCTCAGGAGTAAGAATAGTCCCTATCTTTCTAGCTCTTAGTTCTTCGGGACTGTAGCCTGTAACAGACGAAAGATTATCCATTGCTTCAACTTCAATCTTCCCACGTTTGGCCTCATCTATTAGATCAATATCGTTTACTAGTTCATCAAGATTCTTACCTTCTTCAAGCCCTTTGTTTATCCTGGCAAATTCATCGCTACCCTCTATTTCTTTAAATTTAGTTAGTGGAGAAGGTTTGGCTTTCAATCTGCCAGCTTTTATTTCTTCTTTAATAAGTTTAACTTCTTTACCCGCTTTCTCAATGTCAGCAATATCTACTTTCTTAGAGACTACTCTTTTCTCTAGTTCGATCGCTTCCTTGAACTGGTTCTTCATTACCCTGGCCTGTCTTAGTGCTCCAAGAGAAGCCGAAACTGCTTCTATAGCAGTACCTATTCCTAGTCCTTCTAAGGCATTCTTTAAGCGATTAGTCTCAGCAGTGTTCTTAGGATTCGTTGCCATGAAAGCATTCACTGGATTGCTTAGCATTGGATACTTCTGAACAAGATTGGATAGATTTTCTTCATAAGGATCAAACGCAGCAAACGCTACGGAAGCAGCAATGGCTTCGGTTTTCATGAACTTAGAAAATTTAGAAATGGCCTGTATTCCTTTAGTGGCTTTAGACATCCCTGCAAATGGTGCCACAAATTGAGCAATCCCTGCAGTTAAATTCTGTACAGCACCTTCTGGCTGATACACATATTCTGAATTATGGGTGTAGTTTAATCTCTCCATATCAGCTAACGGAGCTTTAACATCTTTGAATCCCATTTCATCATAGAACTTTTGTGTTGCTTGAGAAGCATCAATAAACATATTGGCAGTGGATTCTATTCCACGAAGTATCCCTGTTCCTACTGCTGGAATTGTTCCAGGCAGTTTCTTAATTTGTTCCCCTACTTTCGCAACACCCTCGGGTACTTTTACCCCTATTTTTCCAGCAAGTGAGTTTGGTGGGGCATCTACTCCAGGTTGTTCGGGTTGAGAAGCTTCCGGAGGTGGGGCATCTTGTCCCTGTAGTTGGGAGTTAATATTAGCTTCATCTTTTTGTTCTTCCATTGGTTCTGGAGTTTCATAGGCACCGATACCGTATTTCTTTTCCAGTGCAGATGTTTCAACGTCTTCACTGTTAGCTATAGTTCTTTTTCTGTATGTCTCTTGCAGGATAGGAGATTGTTTGATCATGTCTTCCATTTACTTCTTCCCCTCGTTTAATCTTTTTTCTGCTTCTACAGCTTCCTTCTTTGCTTGTGCTGCTGCGACAATACCATCCAAAGATCTAAGGTAGTGACTGTATTCTCTTTGTGAAATTTTTCCACCATCAAGGCTCTTTTTAAGCTTCTTGCCTATGTTCGTCTGGTTCTCTTCGTTGATCATGTAGTTATAATCTCTAGTAGCTCCAGGAGCTATCCCAGGAATTACTGGCTGTGCCCCTAAGTCACCCATGTATTTACCAATAACTTTTCTCGATAGATCAAGTGGATCCGCATCTGGATTTTCTTTAATAAGTTTATTTAGTTCTGGAACTGCCTGGTAGTACATCTCTAGCTTTTCTATAGGAGGGGACATTCCGTATTGAGAGACAGCTCTAAGTCCTGCCTTTAAATTATTTCTAGCATTTGTTATTGTGCTAGTTCCTGTTTTAGCTTCCTTCTTTTTGCTTCTAATAAGATCCATTAGTCTTAGTTTAGAATCAGAAAGAAGACTTTGGTCTTTAATCATATCGCGCATTACTCTATTAGGATCTTCTGTCTCAAGTCTAACTTCATAGTTAAGCTCGTATCCCTTAGAGGAATCTTTACTTCTACCACTAGCTAAATTGCTTTTAATGGTTCTAATGCTTTTAATGTCTAAACCAAACTTTCTACTGTACTCGGGAAGCTGATCACTTGGATCTTCCCCTTCTTCTACACTTATTAGAATTGCTTCTAGTTCATTTAACTGCTCATCATACAACTGTTCTTCAACTTCTACTTCTTTAGAATCTTCATTTAAAAGTTCTGAATTAGTTACAGTTAATTGTTGTTCTCCAAGAATATCTAATTGCTGTTCCTTCTCACCTTCAGGAAGTAGATCACCAAAGTTATCTAGAAGTTGTTCAGCAGCTTTAAATTCTTTCATGTCTTTAAGACCGTAGACGTTACCGAGTAGTACGCCTTTTCTAGCTTCTTGCTTATACTCTTCTGCCCGGTCAGCATCCCATTTAATTCCTGTACCAGCATCAATAAAAGTTTCTCTTTCTCTAAGAGTATCCCTTGCTCCTACAGGATCCGGTTGGTTGTAGTAGTGAAATGCAAGATCATCATTTTGTCTTTTTATATCTGATTCCCAGAATTCTGCTTTCTTTCCGTTCTCATAGTTAAGCGCCTGAGAAACATATTCTGATCGTTTACCATTAGCGTACTCATCAAATTTACCTTCTGCAATTCCCGGAGCACCCTTTCTTCTTTGCGAAGAATCTTTAGCAATCATACCCTCTACTGCTTTAGCATATCCCGCATGGTCCCCTTGAAATTGAAGCTTTAACTTCGCTACTTGAGTGTCATATTTGATCCTCATGTCTGCAGCATTGGAAGATAGAAACTGCTGTCCTTCGGCTAGATTTCTTTTCTTTCCAATTGTAACAGCAAGACTTTGAACTTGACCTGCAAGTTTCATCTTAGCATCTTCTACAATCCCGGTCTGTCCAAGAGGCTGAGTAGGTGTTCGAGGAACATCCATACTTAGTCTTCCTTTACCGCCTGTTAGTTGAGGTATCTTTGCCATAATTATTCCTATTAAGCATATATAGAAGCTACAGAACCAGCTCCCTGTAAAAATATTCCTGCATTTTGAAATTTTTCAGATTTCTTAATATCTCCGGCTAGTTTAGTATCTATATCAGCTCCAGCAAATAGTTGATCTGCTTTAAATGTAGCTTCACGTCTTTGAAAATCAGCTTCTTTTCTTATAGTAGCCGCAGTTTGTTCTAGCACACCTAGAGGAGTTCCCTCTAAATCAAAGCCGCCTTTCATGAAAGCCGCTGCTTGTTTAGACTTGAATGCTTTTCCTTCCAATTTAAGTTCATCTAAATTTACTTCCAAGCGATCAAGTATCTCAAAGGCCTGAAGTCTTTTAGCATTACCTTCTGCTTCGGCGGCTGCTTGCTGTGCTTTCTTTTGCTTGTGGTTTTCCACAAGTGTTGCTGCCGTTGCAGCTACAGTAATTATTGCTGCTCCTGCCGCCATATTACACCACCTTTGCAAATAAGATATGGTCTCTTCCGTGAACATCAAATGATTTCATTACACCTTCAGCTTCAAAACCAAGCTTCTCGGCCCATTTGATTCCTTTCTTCCAGCCATCAAGTATTGACATCTCTAGTCTGTAGTAGCCTAGATCCTGGAAAACGTACCCATATATTAGTCTGTAAATTGCTTTAAAAAATCCGTTCTTATACTTATCTACCGGAGTACCTGCTAAGATCCAAAGTTCACCAACACCATTCCTACGTTTAGTAACTCCTGCAATACATAGGTTCTCACCTGTTTGTTCATTATAAACCGTAAGCATAGCCACGCCTGGATTGCAGAAATTTTTCAACATGTCGTTATAGAATGAGTCTGTAAACTTTTCTTTGAATTCAACATTCACTAGGTCTTCCATTTTAAAGTGTCTTGCTTTAATCATAAGAGTTTCCTCTTAGAACCATACCAAGTAAATTAAATGGATAGGGTTGATCATGAACAATCTCAACCTTTATTTCTTCATTCGCTGCACATCCAAATCCAGGACTTTTCTTACCACTGAATAAAGTAGTGTCAGCATATTCTAAATTCTGTTTACTAGTGTCGTCTTCAGTACCGAATGATCCGCCTTGTGATTTGTATAGTTTGAAAGTTACTTTATCTACTTCCTTAATCTCACCCTGAGTAGAACCCTCGTTATCTTCTCCAGCTTCTATGTCTTGGATTCTCATCTTAGAGGAATAGTTTAAACCAACAATAACTATGTCCCCTGAAACATAATCTTTATCTAATGTTATCTTTCCGGAAGCTACAGTCTTACTGGTATGCTCAACACCATTAACAGTAACATCACATGTCTCACCTTCAAGGTGACTTAATCCAGTAACTTGATCAGTAGTAGATCCAAGTACGACTCTTATTCCACTGTCCGCGAACCACGGATAATCATCCGTATCGGTAGAAGTACTGGCCACGTTAGTGTGTTTAAAATCAGCACCCATTTTCTCTAGGTAATAAACTGTACTAGAATTTATTGTCCTACCTATGCTTAACCATAGTTCATTGTAGGATCCATCGCTATTAGGTATTACAGCAACCCCATAAACTTTTACATCGCTACCACCGAAGGTATGTCGATGCCATGCTGTAGCGCCTTTCCTTACGTCGAAGGTACATGCTACTAATTCATTGCTGCTGGTTATACACCAAATAATCTTTCTATTTGATTGATAGGTTATTTGAACAAACTCAAGTCCCGCATAGCTAGAAGCCGCTGCTCCGTCAAACCCATGCGCTACTATATGTTCCGCCAAAACATTTACGTCGTCAGTTACATAGGAACCATTTGCCTCATTGTATCTAAAATCGTACAGACGCTTTCCATCTAACCCAACAAAGATAATATCATTCCCTACTTTTATTGCCATAACAGGAGATGAACCTGTAGTTGTTTGTTCTTTATTTTTAGCTGAAGATCTACTTAATATAGAATCACCACCGGTTATGATGTGTTCAGCGCCCATAGTTCCCATGACTAAAGTGTTGCCAGATATAAGCCATGAGACGTTATTGGATTGCTGACTAAGCGGAGTAAGAGCTAGTGGGTCAGTGTCCACTTCGTCGGTTCCTCTTCCACCATATTCTAGAAGATCCCTAGCAAGTCCGGCACTCGCCTGAGTAAATCTTTTAGTCATCATGTGGAATAAGTTTCCGTTAGCTGAGGCATATATTGAATCTTTCTTTAGTCCTGTTCCACCCCAAAAAATTCTTCCTTCATACAACGTAACACTTCTAGGCCATCCCTGGTAATCACTCCATGCAGATTCTTCCCAGTTATCAGAAGCATTGGAAGCACCAAAGGTTACTTCAACGGTTGCTGTTACTTCGGTAGCACTAGTATAGGCGGTTACTTTAGCTATTCCAGTTATACTGGTTCCGGAATCAGTTACCCTGAATCTTGCCCCAACATGTGTTGCTACAAACAACGCGGCACTGGCAGTCAATGTTATACTCGCACCAAGGGCAATTCCACCACCTGCAATCTCAGCAGGGGTTATAGTTATAGCACTTAGATTTGGATCAAGGTAAGGCATGTGCATACATGCCGCTACGTTAATATCTGGAATCACTCTACTGTATGTATTAACTGTATAGTTATAATGATAGAAAGTAATCACTCCGTTAATAACAGTCTTCACTAAATAAAATGGTTCCACTGTTCCACTGTTATGTGTGACAAATAAAATGTTACCCGCTTGAGCGAAATGCCATCCATTATGATCTAGTGTTGTGGCGTAGGTTACAGCAGTTTTAAAAATTAATAGTTTAGCCACTCCTGCTGAATCAAATATTTGAATTGGTGCTGTAGTACTGGATATAACTCCGTTGGGTCTAATGACCACAACATAGCTTTCTTTTTTACTCATAATAAAGGGTAGCAAATCGGGATTTATTAAATCACTTATATCTACAATATATCTGGTTGATGGTCTTTTAGAAACACCCCTTTGAATTAAAGGAAAGAAGTTTTCTAGGTGTTCACATGATCTATCGTACTCTTCAAGATCAATACACATTCTAGCTTCATTTGATATTTCACCAGCAATAAAGTTATTGTATAGTTTTTTAAATTTTGCCATTAGCCTCTATTGCTCCTGTCTCTAGGATTACTTCTTCTGGAATCTAACCATTGTGATGCACCCAAATCGTAAGGCAGTGTACCCTCTTGTGTTTCAATTGATCTAATGTCCGCAAGTTCAACGTCTGCAAGAGCACGCATATTTTTAGCGACTTCAATACTTTTAATTAATGGGTAAGATAACTTCTCGGCTAACTTATAAGAAAATCCCATATCGAAATCGGTAGTGAATAAAGTTGTGTCGGTTACTTGGTATATATACTTGGCAGTAGCATCACTGCTATTTGTAACCAGGAATTTTTCTCCCCCAACATCTTCCATTGCCCAATGAACTTGGTCCTGTTCTTCTATCTCAAGAATTCTCAGGTTGTCTGTAGGAAGAGTGAAAGCATTTTCCCATTGATAGCCAAGCGCAGATAGTACTGCACTAGCGGTAGCGTCCTCTACCAAAGCGACTCTCTTTGTAGCAAAGTCCCATTTGTACGAACGAAGTAATTGGTCTCTTAGGGTAGCGTAGAATAGGTTGCAGAAATTAGCTCTCTTTGTTCCGTCTGTTAAAGCCGTAATCGGATCTTGTCCAAGATGAGTTAGAGCTAGGTTGCATATTTCAACACTGTTTGCTGCCATGGCAACCTCCAATAAAGGTACGCCCCCGGAGGGGCGCACATTGTAGATTTATTAATCAATCAAGTAGAAAACGCACCAGGAAATTGTACCTGATGTAGCTGTGGTTGCTTCTACCATATACAAGGCAACCTGAGTTTCTGATTCAAAACGATATCCAATGCCATCTTCATCCCCAGGGGCAACGCCCGCTCTAGCGAAAACTTCAGCAGCGCCGTGATCACATTCATCTACGAACGCATCTAAGTTTTCAGAGTCGGAATCATTTGCGAAGTGACCCATTGAAATTTTACCAGCTCCGCCGCCATCTGATGCATGAATATAAGCATCAACAACCATAGAATCTTTTGGAAGTTTAAGACTGCTGATTTCTGTAGTGATAGGAATAACTGCAGTATACACATAGGTATCCTTAATACAGCGAACTTTCCCGCCCAATTCTCCTGGATCTATTCGATCAGAAGGAACCGTTTGAGACTTTGCATAATTTACACTATTTACCATTTCTTACCTCTCGGTGAAAGTTAATATTAATCAAATTCATAATTCCCCTTAAGCATTAATGATCCGTCTACGCTGGATCGTAACAGTCAACTTCAACTACGCCGACTTCTTCAAGTCTTGTAGAACCTACAGATTGTGCAACATAAATTTGTGTTGAGAATCGTTTGTCTGCTCTAGGAGCAATCTCAACCTTCATGTCTTGAGCTGTAGCAACAAGTAGTCTATCACTTACGAAAGCAAAACAACGTCTTGAATTAGCAGCAACAAGAGTTCCTGTTCCTGTAGTATGCGCTCCGGTGTCTTTGTTGTAAGTAATGTTTGTAGCTGATCTTGGAAGTCTTTCACTTCTTACGAACTTAAAGCCCATGAAAGAATCAACTTGACCCTGAACAAGTGCTTTAATTGCAGCATAGTCTGCACTAGTGACTTCTGTTTCACCAAGAAGATTTTGGCGTTGAATTGATCCATGAATAAAATAAATCATGGCATCGTCTTCAACATCATTACTATCAAATTTAGCTTTGACAGCTCTAAGCGTACGAACATTAAGACCAACACCCGTTAGTGTTGAACCATCATGACATACAACTTTTTGACTTGTCGGAAGAACAGTAGCGGTAGCTCCTGCTTTTCCCGCATATGCGCTTCCTAAAGCAGCAGTGATGATTTGATCATCAATTTGACGGCCTAATCCCCAAACAGCTTCAGTTACATAAGCATCGTCTGGACTTATAATCATTTTAACTCTGTCGAGTTTGTCGATTAAGTCTCCCCATTCTGCATCAGTAAGCACAACCATACGTCTTGTGTGCTCGATGTTTAGAACAGGAGTATCACCGTGTCTACTAGTGATAACTTGGGCAGTAGCAGATCCGATTCTTTCATAGAATCCTGCTTCGCCGTTTTGCACTTCATTTCTACAAAGTGATTTTAACCTTGAACCTTTTTGTTGGCTAAGGTGCATGATGTTGGATTTGTAAGTGTTTACAAATGCCGTGTCGATTGTGAAACTCATTATCTACCTCACAGTTTTCGTTAATATTAAGTAAGTACATGTTAAGACGGTTGAATTGTCCTAAATGGATTCTACCTAACATTCCCCTTTGAAGGGTCTGTGAAACAGATTGTCCCAGGAATATCTATCTTTAATTGTAAAGGGGTATTGCAGTTTGTGTCAATACCCCCGAAGGTATTACTTTTTATTGGATAGTGTTGAAACTGGTTGATTCCCATGAAGACTGCCTTGGAGTTTCAGCATTCTATTCTTCCAAGCTCCGTGGTCTGGGTGATGCTTATTCATGAAAGGACTTCCATCCTTATACATGCCATTGATTTCGTTACGCATTTCTTCCGGTGTCTTACCAAAATCATTCCTTATATGCTCATCGTCAAACTTATCTTCGCTGATTGCTTTGCCTATTTTAGCAAATAGCTTGGTTACTCTGACATCCTTTAGAAATCCAGCATCCCTCATGTATTCTATATCTGCTTCAGAAGCAAATTGTTTAGCTCCTTCTTCAGCATATTTAATTTGATTAGCATACCCTTCGCCCCATTCAGCTTTAAGTCCATCAAGTTCTTTTTGATAATTTAATTGGGCCGACTCGTTTTGTGTCTTGTTTGCATTGCCCACATGTTCGTTGAAAAATTCAACTACACCCTGTGCTTGCTTAGGAAGAATTCCTAGATCATATGCTTTATCTTTGTACGCACTAAAGAAATCTTCATTAGCTGTCTGACCTTCTTTTAAAATGTTTTCAATTTTATACTCTTCTTTTTTATCCGGAAGGCCTAACTTATGTTGTACCTGTCTCCATTCATCATCAGTAGAATCCTTTGTAGGAATAGCTACTTTATCTCTACCAAGTGTCTTCTGAGCATGAACATAACTCTTAGCTAGGTTGGCATAGTTAATTTTTCCTTCAGCTATGAAAGGCTGTAAGGAAGCATGCCCCTTTAAACTTGTATCAAATCCTTCAGGGTATTCTGTATTGTCCACTGGTGGTGGATCTACCACATCATTCGCGAGTGTTGGCGCAGGTGCCTGTCCATCTAAAAAATTGGTTGGGTCCATTCATGTCTCCTAGTTATTATCCCATTTGTATTGGTTATCTTTTTCCTCACCTTTGGCCACATACTCCTCTAGTGATTTAATATCTGTTTTAAGTACTCTAAGAATATAAAGTACGAGTTCTCTCTTGCCTTCGTTTTTGTGACAACCAATATCGCTCTTGGGATCGTGAGTTGGCGATAGAATAAATCCATTCTTCATTAGATCGTAGATCACTGCCTGTCCATCAGGTCCAGCGAATACTCTATTATAAGTAGACGCAAGATCTATCTTTTGCTTCTCCCTTGAAAAAATGCCCATTGTACCCCCTTATTGTTGCATCACCGGACCAACTTTAGAAATTGTCTCAGCCCCGGCCTGTGTCTCTGCCATCTCCTGAGCTTTCTTTTGTTGTGCCGCTCTCTTCTGTCTGATAGATGCCTTTTGATCAGATGTATTTAAAACTTCTTCTGGAAGAGAATACAATTCTGAAACATGTCTGACAATATTATCCGTGTTAAAATTGTCCATAACATCTGGTGCCATCTCAGCAATAGGTCCAATAGTAGCGATCGCTTTATTGAAATCCTGTGCCATATTGATTCTTTGTGCTTTTGCAATTTGGGATGTGAAGAAAACCTCTAGATTAATCCTCTCAAGCTGCTTTGGAATATCAGGAGGAAGGAGATCCTTTCTCTGCATAATTCCAATAGTTCTAGCAATGAGCGGTTTAAGAAGTTCAAAGTGAAGTCTACCAAGCAACGGCCCAAGAAATCTTAGCTGTATGTCTACACGCGTATTGACTTCTGTCGCAGTCATCTGTGGTCCTTCAGCCAGTTGAAGTTGATCTACAAAGAATGCCGCTTTAACTCTCTCGCGAACATCCCTAATCATATCAAGACCAAGCCCAGGATTAGATCCTGTCTGTATTGGTTCAATCTTATCGGTCATTCCAGCACGCTTATAATTTAAAGCTCCCGGTGCTGTTTTGAATGGATGCATAATTCCGTCATCTGGAAGAAGCATAGGTGGTCTTGTATTAAGTTGAGCACCGACAATCGTATCTTGCATCATTGCATTCAACATACGAATGTCTGAAAGGGATTTCATAGCAGGAGATCTTCCGTAAATTTCTCCGGATAGCTTACTCCATCTAGGAAATAGTATTGGGAATTCTTTAAAGCCATGATTCTTTAGAACTGATCCATTTTCTTTTAGAACATATATAGATGTGAACGGAAATCTCTTAGGCATTACTCCGCCCGCTTTAGCATCTTTTCTTGGTTCTATTGCTTGAAGCACATGTATTTCGGAATCTAACTCTTTTAGAAATTCTCTATTCTCTTCTGTTTCAAATACCTTCTGTCCAAACTTTTGAACGCCTTGTCTAACAGTCATTACATGTTCTGTATAAGCAGTGTCTACTTCGCCATGATGATTTTCAGCAATGTAGTATTCGTATATAGGTCTAGATTGAAATCTTAAATAAATATCGTCATCATCTTCTACCCTGATAGATCCTGTTCCTAGACAGCCTATATCCAAATAGACTTCATGTATTTCAGTTTGGAAGTTTGAGTTGTTATAAAGCTGATGCATTCTAAGAACTAATCTTTGAAGGTACTTTCTAACTACATCAATCCGATCAATTTCGGGAACGCCTGTGGATAGTCCAAAAAAGATTTGACTTGGATTTGTAAGCATTCCGTGTAGAGCAGAAGCGAGTAGTTCGTTATAATGTTCAGGAGATGAATCATATCTCTCCATCCCTTTTTGTTCACCTTTAGTTTTATTATACTTTGTCCAAACAGCATCCTTTCTAGGCATAACTAACTGAGCAACATCTTCCCAATGTGTATCCCAGTTTTGTCTGCTACCCTGCAGTTTACCGAATCTCTTTACGACATAATCTCCTGCTATACTCATAGTGACTTCCTATACCGCAGCTTTTCTTCTGGCATCTGCTTTATCTTGTTCTTCAGGTCCGCCAAAGAATGTTTGTTTTGGTTTTTTCTTAATGTTGTTTGGATTTAACATGAACTGACTTCTTCCAGGTCTTCTTCTTTTAGATGCGATTGATTCCTTCCTATCGGAGAATGCTCTCACCGCTTGTTCGATAATATCATCGTCTACCGTAAATAGCTCAGGGGTATCTTCAAACATCAAAGCAGCCGTGTCTTCTGAAACAGCACCACCCTTTCTACTCTTTTTAAATACTTGTTTAGTAGGAGCACCCAAGGAATCTAATGAACCCGCTTGGTTTGCATCTTGAAAGAATTTGTCAAGATCTTTTTTAAAGAATCCTTCTTTTATTAACTCAGTGGTTGTTGATGCACTTCCCATATAAACCTCACGCTATGTTTCCAAATATACTATAATCGGTCTCAGCCATTCTTGGCAAATCATTATAATACGATTTAAAGTGACCCGGACGGTCATCGAGTGCCGAGTACCCAAAAGCTGTGGAACCATGACTAGACCAATCATGTCTGGGCGTATTTCTAAATACCCTTAACTTATTATCGAACTCTCTCTGATAATTGTAAAGACATTCAATCCCACGCTCACACTTGGTGACATCTATATAAGATGTGCGAAGCCTGGTCCGCGTCGCTTGGATCCTATCACTGACTGCTTGTCTCGGTTGAATCTGTACCGTAAGTCCCATGCTCTCTGCAACCTCTTGTCTACTTTGCCCACTTCCGAATTCTCTCACCCTTCCATCGTGCGGCCATACGTGCTTACCATAACTGTAAGGCTTCTCGTTGATTACTTTATAGTAATGCTCAAGTCCTTTCCCTCGGTTCTCGTAATAATCTATGTAGTGCCAATTAGGACCAACTTTCTGTCTGAACCAAATTACAGTTTGGTCATTCACACCAAGATCCCAAAAGGTATCGACAGGATGCCCTGGATGCCAAGGAACGTGGGTGATTTGATCGTTCTTCCTTATATCAGCTAAGATCTCACCGAAGTAAGCACCTATGATCGCGGCGGTGAAGTCACACTCGAGTTCCTGATTTCGTTCTGATTCCGTCATGTCCAGAACCATTTCATCCATCTCATCTCTATCAAGAATTCCAGTCTCACTTGCCTTGTGTATGATCGAGTACCATTGCGCACTGGCACGGTACTTTCTATATTCGTTGTACTTCTCTCTTTCAATATTTGGAACTGCCCCTAAAATCTCTTTTAACTTTACTTCGGGTAAGTGTTGATGTATGCCGTTGTCCTTATCAAACTGTAAAACCCACCGCTTCATTTCCGCAACATCAAAAGCACGTTCATAGTACTGGGCAAATGCCATCGCATCTTGTGCCGCTCTATACCTTAAGTAGAAATGATTCTGCCCCTTGGGTGTTCCAATAAAAATAGACCAGCCTTTTCTATCAGCTAAAGCAGGTCTTACAATCTGACCCCAAACAATCGGATCACATTGTGCGAACTCATCTAGAATCCCACCATCCAAGTAGATCCCTCTAATAGCTTCTGGGTCATCGGAACCAATACACATCAATTTAATTTGATCTGCTTCGTAACTCCTCCCCTGAACAATTCTCTTAGGTCTATCGAGATAAACCGTCAACTCTGTCTTATTTGGATTGTACCCTGGAAGATCTTTAGTGAACTGATTAAGAGGATCCCACGCAATTCGTTTAGCCTGTTTGTATGTTGGAGCAATGTAAGCGTACTGAGGATTATATAGATTATTATGAACCGCCCTATCAATCATCTCATTAAGAGAGAATATAGTCTTACCAAAACGACGGTGACATACAAGTACATTATGCCGATGAAGATCACCATGCAAATCGTTTTGCAAAGGTCTCGGCACATAACCAGTACTGACTTCTTTAACAATCGCTTCACTTACTTGATTCATTCTTCTTTCCCATTAAAACTTGAAATCCCCTCTTAAGGATAGTATCTCTAGCAGAGTTAGCTCGATTTTTGAGCATTCTGATTTCTACCTTAAGTCTTTGGTTCTCAATTTGTAATGAGGTTAAATCTTTAATCGTAGCTAATGCTGCTGATAACTTCTGCTTATACTGCCCTAGTTCACTAATATCCTTCTTCTCTTGTACGGCAATATCGACAAGCTTACCGTGCTGGTTAAGCACACGCTCATTGTGTTGATGCATAACTATTCCTTGTTACTTCGATTAATTCCAGTGTTGATATTAAAAACTACAGGAAGGTCTTTGTCACCTACAACTTGTGTCTTATGTCCGAACTCATCAGGATTGTCTTTCTCCGCTAGGTACTTTAATTGCTTAAACTTTAAGGTCATGCCCGGAGCTTCTTCCTTACTAACATGTTTGTCCATGGCATTCTTTTCTATCTCATCCCGGTAAATCTCAGCTCTAGCTTTCTTGGCCAGATCTATTGCTCTGGAAATGGAAGGGTATTCCCCACGCCACCTATATAAAGTAGCAATGGACGGCATTCCCTCCTGTTTGCAAATATCAGTTAATCGCTTTCCTTCCATAATTCCTTGACAAATAATATCCGTAAAGACAGGGGAGTAACGCCAAACAAGCTTTCGACCGGTCCGTGCGCTAAGGTGCTCGTCGCGCGTGACCACCAGCTTCTCATGCTCGGAAATATCCTTCTTGTCTAGAATGTCTCCGGTTACTCGGTCAATTGCCCAGACCTCACGGTCATGTCTTTCATAAATAATGTTAGGGGAATCATCAGTCTCGGCTTCAACTACTTCGGGTAGATTTTCTGTCATAATAAAATGCTAACAAAAAACCCTTCTAGACGCAAATCTAAAAGGGTTCCTGTATCGGAGAACGATGATTATGAACAACCACCGTAACATCAATATACTATAAGTTCAAAAAAATCCGTGTCTGCCATGCGGTGCATGAACTTCCTAAAGGTAACTCCAGAATTAATAAGGGTAAGCTTCTTGTGGTCCGATAACTTCCAAAGCGATTCGCCCAATAAAATACAGCCCGCCGTATCGTGTACCGTGTTCCCTGCGTGAAACAAAATGTGACTCCGCTCCGGAACCTTAACCTCAAAGGTCTCCTTAAATCTGGGACTGATTACCCGATCGCAAGAATATGCTTTATCCACTGTCATTGGGATGCAGGACACGTTCAGAGCATTATCCTTATAAGGAAGCTCCAAAGTGCAGCAGAAGGGCACCTCGTTAACCAGGAGAAGCCCTAGCGTGCCGCGTGCCGTGCGTGTCGTTATATGTAGTTGTAGCTGTGGTGCCATAAAAAGGAAGTCCTTTAAAAGTGCCGAGGTACTGGGTAGGTTGATACTTTTCGCTCGGCGCTCGGTAATAGTACACATGTTGTAAGATGCACGGTACTCGGGACAGTAGCAAAATATTATTCAATAGCCAAGCATAACAGTCTCGAGACTAGTACGATATTAGTACCTATGTATTGCTGCTACGAGTCATAGTATATTCTATTTTTATCACAAGTGAGTATTCGCGAAATAAAGAACGCGCGTACCGAGCTACTTTGGGGGGTACCCCCCGACAAATACATTGCACCGCGGTCCGCGGACCTTTTTTAAAGACCCACGTTTCGGGGCATTAGTGAGGTGCTGAAAACCCTAGCGACGCGCTGCTCGGCACACGGTGCGGTGCCTTATCATAGTACGCACGTAGATACGGAGCTGGGTAAATAACTTACATTACGCATGGTCAATATCGTGCTCGAGTCATGGTGCGTTATGAGCACGCCCCTAAGTGCTTGATACCCTTGGGTTTTTTGTCCAAAAAACAGGGCGTGTGCTCCGTGCTCCAGGGGTAGCCAACTCCGTAGAGTAACCCCTCTCTAACTGGTACTATATTCGTACCGCTATGCACCATAAAATGGATACCTCTCTCTTTACTATAGAATAGAGAGTAGTAGAGCGCAGTAGCATGCGCCGTGCGCCAAGTAGAATGAAAACAGTAACATACCCCCGCGCTCCACCATCCCATTTAGCGAGCACACCATCAGCACGCGAGCACGCACATTTCAAGCACTTACACCAAAACAGTACGATCTTCGTACAATGCACCATATAACATTTACACGTAGTATCAACCCCATTTGACACACGTCGCATAATGATGCATAATGCAAATCAACACGTCGCACCCAAATCTTACATCAATAAAAACGCGACTTAAATAGGAGTACTACATGAACAACTTTACAGATTATCTTAAACTAGTAGGCATTGCAGCAACGACTATCCTTTTCTTTTTATTGGTAACTACCAACGGTCACGCGGCATGCAGCCTGACACTTACCAAATTGAACCCATCGACCAAGAGTGCTTACTTAGACGGTGTGTCAATCAGTGAGAAGATACAGTCGGCCATCTCTAAGCATTGCAATGTTACGGTAAGGGCAATGAACTTTGAGGAAAGACTTGTACATGAAAAGGCAGCGTATGAGCGGAAATTGAATAGACTAAACAAAATGAAAGGGTTCTATAAGTAGGATGGACGTGGTCTTACTTTAGATTTGTGAA